TCCCCGATCTGCCAGCTGAACCTGAACCTGCCGGTATCCACCGGGCTGCGTTCCTTTAGCTTCCGATCCGCCCCCAGCACCGTTGCACGCAGCAGTTGTTCCACCTGCTGTTCGCAGTAGCTGCCGATATCACCAATGCGGATCGAACGTGTCATGCCCTCAGGATAAGCTCATATGTGATCGGTTCATTGTCCTGCTCGATGGTGACCACACGGATGATCTGATGCACCACGTTGCTGATCAGCACTTTATCGACGGTCCTTGGCACTGCTGCGGTATCAGCAGCAGCAATGATCAGCTTCTTGTCGCCAGCTTGCACCAGTTCATTCACCTCACGTGCGTTAACATCCTCCAGTACACCACGGATTTCGTTGTCGCTGGTCGTTTCAGTAATCGCACCGGTGGTGGTGTTGTATGCACCAGTTGTGACAGTACGGATCGTTACCTCACCGCCGAAGCGTGCCATCAGCTTGGAGGCAACCTTACGCAGCGGTGTAGATAACGTCATGGCTGGAGGCTCCAGCTACTGGTATCAAAAGATGATGGACGGCGCCCAAGCCTCCAAACCAGCGTCATCACGCACCTCCAGTAGGCTCTGGACGCACATAAGATAAGATCTCTGCTGGTCTCGTAGCATCCAGTAGGTTCATGCTTACCAGTAGTGCCAGGCCAGGTGCAAGGCGTGGGTCATCAAGAGCTACATTAGGTGATTCAAACAACTGATCAAGTAATGCCTGCACTTGTGCTGCAGCAGCAATTTGCTCTTCTGTTGCATCAGGCGGTGGTGTAGCAGCAGCAAGAATATCACCATATTCACTAGGTGTGAAACGTGATACAAATGCGGCACCAGTGATAATACCAACCCTGAATAGGTCAGCGTAACTACGGCCTTGAGTGGTAAGAAACTCTTGTGCAATAACACTAGGCGTGGTGTTATTACGATTAGCAGCTTCCACCCAGCCATCAATCAGGCGGGTGTCAGTGAGGGTAACGGTCAGAGATGAAAGAGGCATTGGAAGGTCTCCTTAGGATTAGTCGGCCTGTCCGGCCATGTATTGAACAGACAAATAGATTTCGCCTGTACCATCAAAGTTACCACCAACAGCAGTAACAATAATATCAGTTGCAGCAGGGAAACATTCAATAGTACCTGCTGTCCAATCACGATTATCACTACTTGTACCAGCAGCAGTTCCTGTAATATCTCCCCAGCGGTCATCATCAGCTACAGTACCGATCTTGTAACCAGTGGTGCTATTTGTAGTTCCAAGGCCAGTAGTAACCTTAGAAGTGACTCCCATTACAACTGCACCAGCGGGAATCAAACCTGTAGCTGTAACACTAGCTCCTGATACGGCACTAAGCGTTGCACGTGCTGTAGCAATTGCAATGCGGTGATAATCAGTGGCTGAAGTGTAGGTATCGTAAACACGGAGGGTTTGAGCGTTGGTGCCACGACGTTGAGCGAGGGTATCAGCGGCGTCTCTAAATAAAGAAAGATCAACGAATCCTGTACTTAAATTTCCCGCACTATTCCAGCCAATAAAAGTGTCCCTTCCCTGAATGTATCCCTGACTAGAATTAAAAACATAATACGGTCCGGCGTCTGTTAGGTAAAAACCTAGCGCATTGGTGTTATAAGCTTTTAGCTGGAATCGAGTGCTTGAAGGAGCGGAAAACGAAAGAGCCCCAGCACTTGTTACATTTAAAACCCTCGTCCCATCCACCTGCAGATCCAGCAGGTTCCCCGTAAACCCACTAGCTGCATTAACACCAAGCCCAGTACCGTTGGTACTCCATGCAGTAGAAGTGGTGCCTGATGGTTCGATCAGCAGTTGTGGTTTGGTCGTGGTAGCAGTGCCACCTGTAAACCACGTGCCAGTGAAACTACCAGGGGGTTCAGATGCAGCACCATTCAAGCTGCTAATAAACCTACCGCTCAGTGTGATGTCTGTACCATCAGTCGTCAGTGTGCTGAGGCCACCAAAGCTACCGGCATTGTTGTATTGAATCTGCGTGTCAGAGCCGCCGGGAGTGCCGCCACCGCCCGTTTGATCAACCCATTCGGTGTCGTAGTCGGTGTTGGAGTTCTTGGCGAGCACTTGGCCGGTGGTGCCGCCAACGGGAACACCAACGCCATCTGCGCCATCTGCGCCATCTGCGCCATCTGCGCCAGCAGGGCCTGTTGCGCCGGTTGGACCCTGAGGACCGGCCAATGTGCCAATGTTATCCCAAGCACTACCATCCCAGACGTAAAAGACTCCTGTGTCTTCGGCTTGGTAAACATCGCCCGTGGTGGCGCCACCAGGTAGTGCTGCTTCATTGGCGACAGTGCCCAGTAGGTTTAAAGCGCTGACGCTTGCGCCAACCTGATCAAGCCCTGCAGCGAGCAATGGGTTATAGGTAAATCCCATGATCAGCTCCGAGTTACGGTAAGCAGGTTGCCGCTGCCGTCATAGGTCATATCCAGCGTAGCCACAAGTTTACCACTACTGCCACCACGCTTAAATTCAACCTTCGTTAGGTTGCTGCCGGTGTATGTATTCGCGATGTAATCATGCGTCGGGATCTCAAGCCCGTCGCGCATTACTGCATCGCCGCCACCCAGAAAAAGGCTCATGACCGTCGAATCGAGAAATTACCTGGTCCACTTATTCTAAGCCCTGTCAGGTATCGTTCCATCAATGGCGGCACCTTATCCGCACCAACAGCACCGAAGCCCACATTAGGCGTCACATCAAGGCTGCCGATCTTTACATTCTTGTAATCCTCTAACCCGCTCAGCCCTAGCGCGTCGGTATTGTTATGCAAGAATACCGCAAGCACCACCTGCGCATACTGGATCTGCGTTGGGATTTCAGTGTCAGTAAAATAATCCGTTGTAATCCGAAATGGAAACCCAACAGCGTAGGTATTGATATAAGTATCTGGTTTCCGTACACCAGTACGCGGCCATTGCAATGCTTGCGTATCTGTTGCACGTGCACCTAAAAATCGTTCACGATCAAGGCGTTGCGTTGCAGTAAACAACGCACGGTTGCGGCTGTCGGTATTACCGCTGCCCCAGTGTTGTACATCAGCATCTTCAACAAATCCATCAATGATGGCTGTCGCTTCCGCTAACGTCACGTATGAGTTTGCGTTTGCGGCCCCTGGTGTGGCCACGATTACTACTGCCATCGTCAGGCTCCGGTGTTATCAGTCTAGGCTCAGCAATAGGAAGAGAGGCCACCTCTTGAGAAGCAGCCTCACGTTCACGCAGTCGCCTGAATGCGTATAAACCCATCAGCTAGCGGCAGCCTTGATCACTGCAAAGTTGATCACAAGTGTTTCACTTGCAGTCCCACCAAGGTTAGACAGTGTGATGGTAAACGATCCATCAGCAACAGCACTCACACTGGCGACATATGTACCAGTGCTGCCGCTTGCGGACTTGATGGCCACAATGGGCACATCAGTTGCAGCGACAAGGCTGTTGGTGACCACAAAGGACACCTCAGCAGCACCGGCAAGTTCAGCATCATCAGTGGTTATCGCACCGGCGACGCTATTAAGCGTCACACCAGTCGCCTTGCTGGTTTCCTGGGTAACAGCACCGCCAAGGCCAGCGGTGTAGCCGATCGCATTGCCGGCTACAGCTTCAAATACAGATGCCATGGTTAGTTACCTCAGTAGTTGGAAGTTACAGTGGCACGCACGATACCAATGTTCTTGGTTTCGTACACCTTCTCCCAGCTGCCGACAGTAGCCAGTACCGTACGGTTTGGATTCGCCGTAGATACCTTATACCGTGCACCCACCGGGTGGTAGACATAATGCAGGTCAATCGACATGGCATCACTCTTTGCGAGGATGTCACGGTCGGTTTCCGTTTGCATTGCCATCTGCTCACCGCTGGCGATTGCACCAGCCGTGAAGAAATACACCGGATAGTTGGTGCTGGTCGGGGCGATATCATCCGATACGATGACACGCATCCCCATGTAAGTCGGTACACTTACATCGCCATAGGCCATGGCCTGGCTGCCGCCCGATTGGGTGGTGCTAGTACCACGGGCTTCTTCCTTGGCGACATAATCAATCGCCTTGCGTTCCACTAGGTCGTAATAAACGTCCGAGTGGAATGCAACAGCAACCAGCTTGTCACCTTGATCACCGAGCTTAGCGCGTGCCTTGCTGACGGTACGTGGGCTGAGTGTCGTGCGGGTGTCACCAGCAGCAGAATCAACCGCGAGGTCAAAGAACGCCGACCCTGAGGTATTAGCAGCAAGGCTGCCGAATACACCATCAAGACATGCGATCAGATCCTTCTGCCGTTGGTTGGCGACATAATCTGCCACCTTGGCGCCGATTGCAGCCATCGGGTCAGAACCAGCAGCAAGTGCCGCCAGGTCACGTGCTTCAAAAGCACGACCGCGATGGAGGATCACACCGGTCTGCCGACCAGCTTGGATTTTGCCAGGCGTCAGGCTGGTGCTGTCATTGAGCACCTCAAAGTCGCCGGACAGGTTGGCCTTCCAGAAAGGCACGTTAACAAAGTCACCACCTTCGGTAGCATTCAGCTCCGCCATCGGCTGGACCACACCGGATGCCAGGAAGGCATCACGCAGGGTGGTCTGTTCGATGACATACGGCGTAAATACCTCTGGGATGATGACATCAGAGCGAAGTGTCGCCATGATGAATCACAGGAAATGGTTTACGGTGTGGGCGCAGCCCTTGCACCAGCGCAGCCGGTTGCTTACACACTAGCAGCAGATTTCAAACGTTGGTACAAATCAGGATCTGCGCGGTACAACCTAGCCTGTTCGGTCAGATTGAACGATTCCTTGGCGAATGGATTCTTGATGCCGGCCAGCGGTGTGCTGCTATTAGCTGATGGCGCACCACTGCCCTGCGGCTTTGGTTGCTTCTGCATCCATGCCGGTAATGTCTTAGCCCATTCCTGCACTGGTGTGCGCTGGTAGCCATCAACGACAACGACGGTGCCATCAGCTTCACGTTCGAGCCGGTCGGCGCTTAGCTTAGCCTTCAGCACCATGTCCGGATCATGGACTACATCAGCCAATGCGGTTACGGCTGGCGTGACGAGTTCCAGTTCGCGGATGCGGGCTTCGAGCTGGCTAATGCGCTGGTCCTTTTCCGCCGTCGCCTCACGGAACTGCTGCTCCATAGCCTGTCGCGCTTCTTGGTACTTACCCTGGGATTCGAGTTCTGCTTGTTCAGCGCGACGCTTGAATTCCAGCAGCTCATCAACATTGACACCATCCGGCACCTTGCTTTTAGACTTAGCTGCACGTAACTCAGCGATCAATTCCTGGTTTTTGCGTTCCAGTGCTTCGATGCTACGTTGCATTGCGTCGGTATCAACAGCCGCAGGCTGCTGAGTGGTTTCATCAGACATTTATCCCGCAGGGATAGATTTGCCTTCTTATGCTACCATTTTTCCCTGCTTGACCAGTAGGCGGCAGACATCTTGCCTTTGGCGATATTTTTGGCATGGCGGGCTTTGAATGATGCACGCCTAGCTTTGTCTGCTGCTGATTCACCTTCACGTGCTGGGCTGCCGGATACACCCTGCTGGCCAAACCTTATCAGCCGGATGGTATCACCATCCTTAGCAAGTACCGCATGGGACTTCTTCGGATGGCTTGGCGTACGCTTAGGTTTGTTGTAACCCTCGAACTGCTCACCGCGATAGGTGATACTCATTTTTTCTTCCGGGTCTTGGCTGCAGCCTTAAATGCAGCAGCAGTCGGCCGGCCTTCTTCACCCTTACGTGCCATGCGCTCCTTGCTGCCGGCTTCAATCCGTTTCCGCTTGGCGTGGATGTTGGCATAAAGGCCAGGCTTCTTGCGTGCCATTACTTCTTCCTGCGTGGTTTGCGGGACTTGCCAGCCTTGGCGTAAGCGATAGCAACCGCTTGCTTTTGCGGCTTGCCGGCTTTTATCTCGGTGCGGATATTTTCGGAGATGATCTTGTCAGACTTACCGCGCTTCAATGGCATAACGCCAGTCCTCGATACCTGATAGCAGCATAGCCCCGTCTGCCGTGACCCAACCCTTATCGGTGTAACGCGCTGGTATCCATGCCTCGCCGATCAATGCTTCCACGATATCAGATGAGATAAAGAATATCCCCTCGTTGCGGTAATGCTTAAGGCTCGGCAGATCCATAACGCTTGCGTAGGTCATCAAGCGTCAGCTCCGAGCCGTCATCACGGACCAGCTTAGCGATTGCATCACGCGGGCCATGCTTACGGGATAGCATCTGGAAATACGGCACCTTGCTGCCAAGTACATCTTCCTGTACGCTACGCGACTGCTTGGACAGCCATTCACCATACGTCATATCAGCCGGCACCTGGCCGCCCATGCTGGCGCGTTTACCTGGTGGTGGTGGCTCAAACCCAAGGCCTTCATAATCAACGACTGCAACAGTGGTCGAGCGGCAGTTGAAATGCTGCGGCGGTGTAGGGCCACTGCCATATGGAAACTCACGACCATCTAAGGCACGGCATATTGCACTTGTGCGGCTATCAAGTGTAGCGATATACCTGTACTTGTTGGTGATATCCGGGTTCGCTTGATATACCTGCTGGCTGGCGGCATTTGCCACTTGGTTGATGCTGGTGCGGACCAGTGCTACAACCTGGTTATCAGCTACAGCAGTTAGCTCACCGCCGGCTGCGATCAGCTGCTTGACGGTGCGGGCTTCTTCACCGAACTGCAGGTTACCGA